AGTACAAAGTAGCCATTTTGTTAACCAAGAATATGTGTTTACTGGTCACTTTCACAAGCGTCAACACAATAGAAACATACATTATATTGGCAATGCGTTTCCGCACAATTATGCAGATGCAGGCGATGATGATCGAGGTATGATGATGTTAGAGTGGGGAGGTACGCCGGAGTTTAAAACATGGCCAGGGCAACCTGTATACAGAACATTTAAATTGAGTCAGATCATTGACAAACCCGACGACCTGCTGAAAGAAAAAATGCATTGCCGCGTCACAATCGATTTGCCAATTAGTTTTGAAGAAGCTAATTTTATTAAAGAAACATTTGTTCCTCAATACAATCTTCGAGAACTTATGTTAATACCAGAAAAGGTAGAAGTAGATGCACAATCTACTCCAATTGATATCAATTTTGAAAGTGTTGACACTATTGTTATGAATCAAATCAATGCCATCGACAGCGATGCATTTGACAAAGCTCTTCTATTAGACATTTATAATAACCTATGATAAAGATTAAAGATTTAACCGTTAGAAATTTTATGAGCGTTGGAGCTCAAACGCAGGCTATTACATTTGACAAAGGCCAGTTAACCCTTGTACTAGGTGAAAATCTAGATCTAGGTGGCGACGACAGCGGTGCTCGTAATGGTACTGGTAAAACTACAATCATCAATGGTCTCAGCTATGCTATCTACGGCAATGCTCTAACTAATATTAAAAAAGATAACCTTGTTAACAAAATTAACAACAAGGGTATGTTATGTACAGTTAGTTTTGAAAAAGACGGTGTTGATTATCACATTGAGAGAGGTCGTAAACCTAATGTCCTAAAGTTTAGTGTTAACGGACACGAACAATCTTCATTAGAAACTGATGAAGCTCAAGGCGATAGTAGAGAAACACAAAAGGCTATTGAAGAAGTTTTTGGTATGACTCACGATATGTTTAAACATCTTGTGGCTTTGAATACCTACACTGAACCTTTCTTGTCAATGAAGGCAGCTGACCAACGTGCTATTATCGAACAGTTGTTAGGTATTACACAATTAAGTGAAAAAGCCGAAGCATTAAAAGAACAAATTAAAAATAGCAAAGACTCTATTGCTACAGAAAATACAAAAATTGAAACAATTAAAGTGTCTAATGATCGAATTCAACAGAGTATTGAATCGTTAGAACGCAAACAACGGTTATGGGAAGAACAACACGAAACAGCTCTTGCCAATTTAACCAAAGCAATAGAAAAACTATTAGATATTAACATCGACGAAGAAATTGCCAATCAACGATCGTTAATTGAATGGACAAAAAGCAAAAAAGAACGAGATAGTCTAACTGCTTTGATTGCTAAACAAACTAGTACTCTAGAACGAGAGCAAAAAAATCTAGACAAGTTAGAGCGAGAGTTAACAACTCTAGCAGATCATAAATGTCGTAGTTGTGGTCAAGACATTCACGATGTCAAACACGACGAGATGATGACTGCCAAAGTTAAACAGGTTGAAGAAAGTCAAGGACATTTAAAAACTCACAGCGAAGAACTAAGCGAACTCAACGAGGCGATTAGTTTAATTGGTGAACTAGGTGCGTGTCCAAGTGTAATTTACGACAATTTAGAGCAAGCACTAAATCATAAAAATACTCTTAGCGGATTAGAACGTGATCTAGAAGTAAAGGTCGCTGAAAATAATCCCTACATTGAACAGATTGACGAATTACGCAACACAGCGGTACAAGAAATTAATTTTGATAATGTAAACACATTGGTTAGGATTAAAGAACACCAAGAATTTTTACATAAACTGTTGACTAATAAAGATTCGTTTATTCGCAAGCGTATCATTGATCAAAACTTAGCCTATTTGAATCAAAGATTGACCTATTATCTCGATCGCATTGGACTTCCACATACAGTTGAATTTCAGAACGACCTTACTGTTATTATTACCCAGTTAGGTCAAGACTTAGACTTTGACAATCTGTCACGCGGTGAACGCAATCGATTGATATTATCGATGTCATGGGCATTCCGCGATGTATGGGAAAACCTATATCAAGCTATTAACCTACTATTCATTGACGAACTAGTAGACAGCGGTATGGATGCAAGTGGTGTTGAAAGTAGTATTGCTGTTCTTAAGAAGATGACTCGTGAACGCAACAAAAATGTGTTCTTGATTTCACATAGAGACGATTTAACCAGCCGTGTTAATCATGTTCTTAAGGTGATCAAAGAAAACGGATTTACTAGTTATTCAACAGATGTGGAGATTGTTGATTGACTACAGAAAGCCACGACAAAATGATTGCTGCTTTTCAGGAATATTTTAAGTGGCAGGAACGATTTGAATATAAAGGCTCAGACGAAGCAGGCATTAAGGCACGATATTGGCTAAGTGAAATACGCAACGAAGCAAGCACCCGCAGGGTAGAAATACAGGCAAAGCGTGAAGAACGCAAAAGATCCAGAAAAGGCATGATAGGAAGGCCCAAGACAATAACTAAGTGAATGTCATGGTATTATGAAAATCAGTTAATAGAAGAGCTACCCGAAACTTGCGTAGGATTCGTTTATCTTATTACTAATAATATTACTGGCAGGAAATACATAGGCAAAAAACTAGCCAAATTCTCAAAAACTAGCTACAAAACAGTAAAACTCAAAAACGGCAACAAGAAGAAAAAGAAGATACGTTCTAAAATAGACAGCGATTGGCGTGATTATTACGGGTCAAACGTTGAATTAAGCAAGGATGTGGAACAATTAGGCAAAGAAAATTTCCGTAGAGACATATTATTTTACTGTACATCCAAGGCGCAATGCTCTTACATAGAAGCTAGAGAACAATTTAATCACAAAGTTTTAGAATCAAAAGACTATTATAACGGACAGATTTCTGTCCGTGTACATGGCTCACATATACTCAAAGGCTAATAAATCTAGGCAAATAACTGCCAAATAAGCCCGCACCGGCGTTGTTAGTGTGCCCTTAAAGCTGGATCTCGGATCGCAGTCAATGGAATTCCCTACTTGGTAGAGGGGTTGTACAGTAGTATCCTTAACAGGACCACGATCGGATATGCCTACAGAACCGGTTTACTGTACAAGAAAGTATTATATCAAGGCTAAAAGATGGGAGAAAAACCCACGGTTGTTGCACAAGACTGCGTTTGTGTAGCAATCCGCCGTCATTAATAAGACGTGGCTCGAGGTACCGGATGACCGCCTCTGTAATTGCCATAACGCCGTATGTACTGTGCAACTCGCATAATGCTTCTTAGCCCGCAAGGGCTAAGTATGACTGAACAATCTGCATAATACTTGAATTGCTTCGCAATTACAATAGTTAATAGTGTTTCGAAGAAAGAAAAATTCGTTGAGCGAAAGCGAAAACGAATGTGAGCTTCAGCTCACAATACAATAAATAACATAGTAATTTCAGGGAAGAATACTCATGCGGATCAGCAATATATTATTTGAACAACATATGGCAAATTCTAATAGAATTTTATTAGAATCGTGTCATGACCTTGATGCCAAGCAGCGTGAAATTGTTGAAGGCATTCACCGTGAGTTTCGACCTTTAATAGAAGCCAGTCTAACCGCTGATCAGATAAAAAATATATTCGGGGCTATTGAAAAATCTGCAACTGACGCAGGCGGTAATAGAACCATGTTGGGCCAAGGAGTTGATGTTGCAAAAAAAGCCAACGAAATTGTTGATAATATCGGTAAATGGCTCCAGGATACGACTCCAGTTAAAGCCTTTGATCAAAAGTTTGATCAATTAAAGAATAAAATTAATACCAAGTTTCCGGACAGCAAAATACTAGATGGTATTTCTCAAATAGGGCTATGGGCTAAAGAGAATCCTGGAAAAACAGCAGCAATCGTTGGTGTGCTTACTGCGATCGCTTCATTGGCTGGCGGACCAGTTGGCGGTGCTATAGCAGGTCAAGTACTACGTGGTGCTGTGGAATTACTCAAAGGTGAAAAACTTTCAACAGCTATTGGCAAAGGTATTAAGACAGCTGCATATGGTTTCATTGCAGGTAAAACTTTTGAATTGTTAGGTGATGCAATCAAAGGCGGTGCGCAGGTAGTTAAAGATAATCTGTTTCCAAATGCTCTTAGATTGAACATGAATCAGGTATTTGATGAAGTTGGTGGAGAACTAGGCACACGTTGGGCCAACTTTGAAATTAAAGGGCTGGTGGGTAGACCAGAAGATATAAACACCGCTGGAAAATTGTTTAGAGAAGCGGGACAATATTGGAAAGCAGGT